TGGGCACGCTTCGACTATGGTAACAATGGAAGTTGCCGCTCTTGGAGATGGCTGGTCGTATAGATTGGAATGGCCTGAAGGATCGAAGACACAATCAGATAGGACATTCAAGCAGACAGTATATCCACCTGCGACTATGTTTGTATCTGGCATTCACAACGACGGGCGGACGACTCAGCGAACTGAAATAGAGATAACGTTGGACAACGATCCGCCGGTTGGCTATGACCCGTTTGGGCCACTTGCAGACTTCTTAGTACCTGGACAGATTTATGTAGTTGACTGCAATTACCACGAATGGTCGGCTGGATTCGAGTGGTCGCCGCCTGTTCGGGCTGGGTTCTACGATCCTGAGGGAGATCCGTGGAAGATAACTGACGTAGAATGTTGGTATGAGCTTGATGGAGTTCGCATTGACGATCCAGTCTTCACACCGCCGCTCGCTCCGGGTGAGGTGCAGTATCACGTCGGAGTTCCGTTGGTTCCGGTGGTGGGGTATCGGTTAGAGAATGCATTCATCATTTGGCCTGCTGTGGCAAAGTGGGCATATGTTGGAGGCGTGCCGATTCCGATAATGCCACTGCCAGGATACTCACCACCGTGCGATGAGTACGAAATGACAGGCGGATACATTCCGCCAGGTACGATCTATCACATTGATATCACGGTGGAGGACGCTTATGGCGATGTGACTGTATTGCATGTCGAGAAGCCATTGACAGGGCGTGCAGCGTGCGCGGTTACATGATACAATAGAGATCTAAACGCGCTTCTCTTTCGCCTCCTTGAGAGAGGGCCGAGCGGCTCTGGCTAACGCTGGGGCCGCTTCTCTATTCGGTTTTTCTAAATCTATTGACTTCCTCTCCATGTTTTGTTATAGTATGGCTATGAGAACACAACAGGAGGCAACAAAGATGAACGCATACGAAATTGAAGGACAGAGGTACGAAGGCAGGAACGAATACGAAGCAGTCAAAGAAGCATACAAGATGGCGAACGGTTTCGAGCTTGTTGGGTACGTCGGATATGGAACCTGGCGATACAATGCAATCTTCGCAAGCGGTGAAGCAATCGTTACCGTGAAGCGAGCGAGTTAATCAGGACACCGAAGCCCCGCCACATGGCGGGGTTTCCTACAAGGAGGCAGGACGATGAACAAGCGAATAGATGCACTGTGGAGAAAGGCAATACGAGAAGGATGGGACTACAAGAGATACTGTGACGAATACCGCATGATCTTGAGAGGCGAATCATGACTCGACCAGAGCTAGTAACGCAGATCCAGCAACTAGAGCGCAAGGCAGAGGATGCCGCAGAACGTGGCGACCTAGACCGCGAGTATCAGTACCTTGACAGGGCAGAGGAGCTTGAAGGCACATTGAGCGCGATGGGAGGCGAATGATGGAGACAATCGGCAAACGGATCAAGGAAGCAAGATGGTCGGCAACGCCAACGCAAGCTGAGATAGCGATGCGAGATCCTGGCATCACTCAGAAGGAACTGGCTAAGCGCGTTGGATGCACGGCGCAGTACATCTCGAACATCGAGAACGGGACTACGCCTGGCATGAGGACGATTGCCGCGATTCAGAAGGCGTTGAAAGTGAGGCTCGTGAAATGACAGCCAAGTATACGGGCCACGAGGTTAAGCATCATCTTGCAGACGGGACTGAGGTGCTCTGGAACCGCGTCCAAGGCTACTCAGTCGAGGACCATGCTAGTATGTGCCTTCGTCCGCTGACAGAGCGAGAGGCGGAAGAGGTCGCGCAGATTGAAGATGACGCCGCGTTCGCTGATGAGTGCGAGCGAGACAAGGTTGCGAGTTTGCATCAGACGGATTTGTGGTAGCGATGAAAAGCCAAGCACCTAAGCGCGGGAATCGGAAGGGAAGAATTAGCAAGCGAATGAAGCGCGGTAAGGTTGGCAGTAAGTTGAATCGCAAGGAGGAATGATGGGCGATACATACACGAATCATCACGGACAGGCAAGCGATAAGTTTGAATCGTATGTTCCTGAAGGGATGAAATACGCAGTTCTCAGCATTAAGAATGGCGACACTACAAACGCTATCACCATCTTCACGCCGAGAGGGTTGAACTGTGCAGCGGATTATCTGAGAGAGTTTCGAGACGAGATCGAATCTGCTATCGCCGAGCTTGTCGATCTTGGGGCGGTGGAAGAATGAGCAAGAACTTAGCAACGTGGGAATCGTTATGCCGTCCGCCGGAATCCGCGCTAAAGAAAATCAAAGGCGGTCGCTTGAGCGGGATGACAGACATCAACCCTCAATGGCGATTGAAGATGATGACTGAGCAGTTCGGTCCAATCGGAATCGGATGGTACTACGAGATGTTGGATCGTTGGACAGAACAAGGTTCGCCATTACCTGCGGTCAAGCCGCAAGAGCTTGGCGAGTTCATGTGCTTCGTCTCCATCAATCTCTACATTAAGAATGGCGATGAATGGTCCAAGCCTATCTTCGGCCTTGGCGGGTCAAAGCTATTCGAGAAAGAAAAGGACCACTTCTACAACAATGACGAAGGCTACAAGATGGCGCTCACAGATGCGCTCAGTGTAGCGATGAAGGAACTCGGCATGGCGGCTGACATCTATCAAGGTCTGTGGGATGGCTCGAAGTATAGAGATGTTGCGCCAGTGAAGCCAGAGGATAATGCGCAGATCAAGGCGATAGCCGAATGGCAAGAGAAGTGTGGGCCAGCCTGCACGAGCGTCGGAGCGGCAAAGAAGTGGTGGGAGAAGAACAAAGAACAGATCAAGTCGGACTGCGGAGAAGTTGGAGCGGCTGATAGCGTCTATCCTATGTGGGCAACGTACTACGAACGCCTGAAGGCTGAGGCCGATGCTTCAGAATAGCCACGCGCAATACTCAGATGAGTGGTGGGAGGCGCGGCGCGGTCTCCCTACCGCCTCCCAGTTCAGCCGGATAGTGAAGGGCGACGGTTCGCGCTCTACGCAACGCACGGCGTACCTCTACGAGTGCGCGGCGGTTCGTATCACCGGCATCTACAAGGCGTCCTTCTCATCCGCAGCGATGGACGAAGGCACGGCGAGAGAAGCTATTTCGCGCAAGATTTATGCGATGGAGAAAGAGGTGATTGTTGATGAGGTTGGATTCTGCATCAGCGATTGCGGACGATACGGCGCGAGTCCTGACGGAATGATACTGAGCGATGGAGGCATACTGGAGTTGAAGAATCCATCGGCACATACTCACGTCGGCTATCTCATGAAAGGAACTCTACCGTCCGCATACAAGCAACAGGTATTCGGAGAGCTACTTGTGACGGGATGCGATTACGCAGACTTCATGAGCTACTCGCCGGGGTTGCCGCTGTTCATCGTGCGCGTTGAGCCTGATCGTGAATTACTTGCGAAGCTGGAGGCGGCGCTGATAGAGTTCAGCGAAGAGCTAGACAAAGTGTGTGAGAAGATTCAAGGAGGCAAGTGATGATCTATCCTGACTGGAAAGAGATCGAGAGAGTTGACCGTGAGTTGAATGACTACTTCAAGGCCAACGCGCCAGAGCATTCATACTTTCTGACTGTCGCATTGCACAGGTATGACCACATGTATCACGTAATGGAGCCTGCGGTGTGTACGCTGTCTGTCATCGGTCTTGGGCTTGAAAACGACTGCAACATCCTCGCTTGCGCACCGTCTGATATGCTGGAAGGCGCAAAGAATATCATGGCACAGGTTCAAGGCGGCGCGTGATGGCATTCGCTCTCATTGAGAAAGTAACATGTAAGGCGTGCGGGGATAGCTGGACGCGGGAGGTTTACGAGGAGCTGCGCCCGGTGGACGCGTCGATCGGATGGTGTCCTAGTTGCGGAGAGGAAGGTGAGTGCGATGACCAGTGAACATGAAGACAAGATTGCTGCCCAGCGTAGATACTGCAAAGCGAACGACGTGCCTCACTTCGCACACTCGCAATGCGTGAACTGTGGTAAGCGATGGACTAGCAAGTACACGCTCGATGAAGCAGAGACAACGCACATCATGGCTTGCCCGTACTGTGGCTGGTCGTGGATTGACTAATGATGTATAATCTATGTGCGAAAGGCCCAACCCGTGGGCCATTGCGTCCGTCCTACAGACGGCGCGGGCCTTCGCACTAACTTACTGTAGGAGGTAAGGATATGACAAAGGCAAAAGATGTATCACTCCCTAGCGAACGATGGCTACAGGTTGTTGGCTATGAGGGATGGTACGATGTCAGCGATCATGGCCGTGTACGTAGAATGATGCCAGGGAAAAGCACCTATGTTGGCAAAGTTTTAATAGCACAAATAAACCACACCACCGGATACCCAGTTATATGGCTACACGTAGACGGATCAACTCAAATGGAGAAAATACATCAACTCGTAGCCGCTGCGTTTATAGGGAATGTGCCAGATGGGAAAGAAATAAATCATCGCGATGGAGTCAAGACAAACAACATGGTGAACAATCTCGAATACATCACAAGATCAGAGAATATTCTTCACGCGTTTAGGAGTGGCCTTAAAGTTCCATCTCGTGGCGAACGCCATGGCATGTCTAAATTAACATGGGAAGACATTGCGACGATAAGGGGGTTACCTGAATCAGAATCGCGTCGTTCAATAGCTAGAAGATATGGCGTCGCGCACTCTACGATCACTAGAATAATAAACAATATAGGATGGAAGGAGGAATACCATGGCGACTAGAGGTATTTTACGAAAAGTCTGGGATAACGAGAAGAACTGGGGCCTCGTCATAGACGTAGATGATCACGGCGAGCACAAGCTCACGCTCTGGGATAAGAAGTACGCCGGTGTTGACTCAGAGAACAGCAAGTCCATCTGCGACTGTCACGCTTTCGTCGGCAAGCGAATCGTCTACACGGCGACGAAGGGCGCGTTGAAGGATAAGGAAGGCCCGGAAGATGGTGAACGCTGGGGAGCGACTGTCACGGAGATCGAGCTTGAGACATCCGCTGAGAAGCCGTCAGAGCCACAGCAGCCGCCTGAGGACGTTGAACCAGTACAAGTAGCGAACACCCAACGACTAAGCCGACTAGGGCTTGAGGCCGTACAAGCAGATATGCGAGCGCATGAGGCACGGGCGGCGTGGTTCGCGGAAGTTGAGAGGTTGGTGAAGGAACAATGAACGCCGAAGACTTGATACGTGAAGCAATCGAGATCAACAAGGAAGACGACCTTGGAACACTTGGCGTCCGGTTAGATGAGTGGGCGGTCAAAGCGCGTGAGTTTCTGGGATAAGATATGAGGAGCCATCGTGGGCTACGGCCCGAATCAAACGAAACGGCATAGGTGTCGGGGCGGTGGCTGCCTCAACTGTTAAGGATTACTTAACAGTTGGAAAGCGAGGAGGTAACATGATTCAGCGAATAGGTAGATGGCTGCGCGTGTTGTTGCAGCGAGATAAGAAGCAAATCGTAGTCGTGACGCCGCCATTGCCAGGGCCGGACAATGGTGTCTACATCACCGTGGCAGAAGCGAGAAAGATCATCAAAGCCAAGTTAAACGTCGCGCCACATCTGGCAGACGCAATGTTTTATTGCCCGTCTGTTCAGTACGTCGAGGGATTGCTTGAGCAGGACGAGCTAGACAAGATGATGTACGCGCCAGAGAGCTTCGACTGTGACGACTTCGCGTGGATTCTCAAAGCACGTTTCTGTATAGACGCGTATAAAAACGGACAGCGTAGAGCTGCGCACGCTATGGGCATCATCTGGGGAGAGTTCCCGCATCCGCACGCGATCAACTGGGTGATCACTGATGACCAAGTTCTGCGCTTGATAGAACCTCAGACTGACTGCTGGAAGCTGCTCGTAGCCGGCAGTAAGGTTTACATGATGGCCGGATGAGCAAGCTAGAATCTGACTTCGCGTTCGCGTTAAAGGCTATCGGGTGCGAGATGGTACGCGAATACCAGTTCCATCCTAGCCGCAAGTGGCGTCTTGATTTTGCTTCTGTGGCTGAGAAGGTCGGAGTTGAGGTGGATGGTGGAGAGTTCTCAGGTGGGGCGCACTCGAGAGGAGTCGGGATGGCGAACGACTACAGCAAGAGAAATTCTGCGACGGAGATGGGCTGGGCGATATTCCAACTTACGGGAGCGATGTGCAAGTCCGACCCCGTGGGATGGGCCACGAGGATCAAGGCTGTAATCGAGGCGAGGAGGTAGTGATGGCTTGTGAAATCTGCGGACGGTCTAGCTGTACAAGGTGCTTCCATAGCATAGAAGATCAAGAACGATTCGACGCTCGGAAAGAAATGAGCGATGACGTAGAAACACTGCGCGAGGAATTGCAATCCTCTCAGGAAACAGAGGTTGAGCTTAACAAGCTGATTGATTCATTACGAGAAGAGATCGGTGTATTGGAAGAGATGTTGCCGTCGTGATGGGCTTTGCTCAAACGATGTGATCGTGTATACTTGTGGAGTGGGCGGGGAGCCGGAGCCTTGCTTGCAAGTCGCTTCAACTTTGGGGTGACTCGCCCACACACTCTACCAAAGGGAGATGGTAATATGAATAGCATAACGATTGACGAAGAGTTCAAAGCACTAATCCCCCCACTATCTGAAGAAGAGCATGAGTTATTAGAAAGCAGCATCGTCGCTGACGGTTGCCGCGATCCACTTGTCCTATGGGATGGTGTTCTGATTGACGGCCATCACCGCCATGAGATATGCACGCGGCTAGGCATCGAGTTTGATACGGTTGAGATGCCTAACATCGAGACTCGTAACGATGCGCGGCTGTGGATTATCCGCAACCAACTGGGACGGCGAAACCTTACCAACTATCAGAGGGCTGAGTTAGCATTGAAATTGAAACCTGCGATTGCTGAGAAGGCGAAAGAGAAACAGCAAGAAGCTGGCCATGACAAGCTTTGTCAGAATTCTGATGAAGCTATAAATACGAAGAAAGCAGTCGCAAAAGCTGCTGGACTATCTCACGATACTATTCACAAGGTGGAGGTGATAGTTGAAGGGGCGACGGAAGAAGCGAAAGAACGGCTACGCTCTGGCGAGACATCAATCAATCACGAATATAACATGATAGCAGATCGTCGTAAGATCGATCTCGTACACGTATCATACAACAGTGGCAACAATGAGTGGTATACGCCGCCAGTATTTATTGAGGCATCACGTACTGTCATGGGCGGAATCGACTTAGACCCGGCATCTTCGATACGCGCGAACTCAATAGTCCATGCTGATGAATTCTATACGCAAGAAAGCGACGGGTTAATACAGGAATGGCATGGGCGAGTATGGATGAATCCACCGTATGCGCAGGATCTTGTTAAACGATTCACTGAAAAGCTACTGGAAGAATTGCAGAATATAGAGCAGGCTATTGTGTTGGTGAACAATGCGACAGAGACAGGATGGTGTCAATCTCTTCTCTGTTCTTGTGTTGCAGTATGTTTCCTGCGCGGACGAATCAAATACCTTGACGCTAGTGGCGACCAAAGGAATACACCGTTGCAAGGACAGGCAGTTATGTATTTCGGAGACAGGCAAGAGGTGTTTGCAAATGTATTCTCTGAGCTTGGGCAGGTGTTGATTCATGGCTAATGGAGATACAAAAATTATCAATGAGGACTACATAAGCCAGATTAAAGAATTCTCTGGGCTGCACTTTGGATCTATAACTCCCACAGACATCGACTGTTTCTTTGATTTCGGAGATAAGATATTCATCTTCATCGAATTAAAATATGGAAATGCAAAGCTACCATTCGGGCAGAGGCTTGCATTGGAACGGCTATGCGACGCTTGTGATAGTGAGCGCAGGAATAGTTGCCTCATTATCGGTAGGCATACAGCGAAGAAAGGCATGAAGATAGATGTTGCATCTGCGATTGTGTCGTCTGTCAGATGGAAGAGGAAATGGAATCCATGGACAGACAAAAACGATACAGTAAGAGAATTGATTGTGAAGATCAAACAATGGGACGGCGCTCATAATGCCAGCTAAGAACACGACACGCCGCGAACCGTGGAATCCATTACTCAAGGGCTATCCGTTCAGCGAGAAGGTCAACGCAGTATCGGTAGGCGCTGAGACTCTGTTCACCCGTCTAGTAGCTCAAGCAGACGACTACGGCAACTACTACGGCAACCCGAAACAGATCCTCGCCTATCTCTACGGGCATCGTTTCGCAGCAGGGCACGTTACCGCTACGGATACGGGCCGTTGGCGGGCCGAACTCGTATCGAACGCGGTCGGACCACTTGCAGCCATCTATGAAGTCAATGGCGCTGAGTACATCCATCTGCTGAATCCGAGGCGGCGTTTACGTGAAGATGTTAAGGCGGATGAGAGGTTCCCAAGAGAGCCAGCAAACATACAAGAACAGGCGACTTCAGAACACGTAACGAGAACGGGCCGTAGACGGGCCGTAAACGGTGCGCTAGACCTAGACCTAGACCAAGATGCAGACCTAGACCTAGACCAAGAAAAACACTTACTCGAGAAGAATGAAAACGAACCATTAGAAAAAGTGCTTACTCGCCTCAACGAACTCAGAAAAGAAAGCTGGGAGTGGACAAAGTACAATCCGCTGACATCGAAGCACAAGACGAACACAGAACACATCACCGCGCTACTGAATGATGGAAGCACGGCAGATGAGTTGATTATTGTGCTTGAGTACATCGCTGCAAAGAACAAAGGGCACGAGCCATCGAAGCAGTATTTCAACTGTATTACACCATTCAGGCCGAAGCACTGGGAGAATAACCTTGCTATGGCAACTGACTGGGAGGCTAAGGGGCGTCCTGCTTCTAAGCCATCTGGCAACGGGAGCAGCAACGGTGGCAAACGCCCGATAGACACAGGAGGCTACCGTCACGGGCGCGAATCGTTCGCAGAATCACTGAAATGTGATAAGGTGGAATAATGGCGACAGTATTTGAAGCGCTATCATTGCAGGGAATCAGGTTGTCGCATCTGCGTCAATTGTATGCCTATATCTGTACTCGCGATGAGGAAGGATGGTATTATGGGAATCGTGAACAATTAGAGAAAAGACACAATGAGCTAATGGAATGGATTGGAGCTGCAGTAGAACGCGCAGAATCAGAAGGCGTCGTAATGCCAGGGAGGAAGAATGATTAGCGGAACGATGATTGGTGAGAGATACGATAACACGAGTTTCGATACGTTCAACGCAACGAAGGCGAACAGCAACGCGCTCACGGCTTGTCAGCAGCTCGCAGAAGGTAAGTCGGATGGCGTTATCCTTTGCGGCCCTGTTGGTACTGGGAAGACGCATCTGCTGATCTCGATGATACGGAAGTTCGACAGCCTGCGTTCGTATACGCCTGAAGGAGAAGTCGGCGAGACGATAGAAGTGCCACCGATTGCAGAGTTGATGGCCGGTACATATAAATCGACTAATACAACATCGCCGTATCTTTCGAGCCGAGAATTGAAGATCGTTGCCAAGATTCACTACTGGATGATCTTGGATCTTGCGAAGGCTTTACGGGACGATGCGCTTGATAGCAATGCCAGACTTACTGAAGACTGTATGAACTGCCATCTGCTCGTGATAGACGATTTGGGCCGTGAGAAGCACACGGAGTTCCTAGGGCAAGAGATGGAGCGGATAATCGACTTTCGTTATCGTCAAATGCTACCGACGGCAATTGCGACAAATCACAAGCCGCTGGAACTGTTTGACGTGTACGGCGAACACATGATGTCTAGGCTAAGGCAGTCGTGCAAAATCGTCGAGGTGCTTGGGAATGACTATCGAAGGGGGGCGTGATGGTTTGCCTACGACTGAAGAGCGACAAGCTACCAGATGGCTTCGTCTGTGGTTTCGAGCCGATCTACGAGTACGAGGGCTACCTGTTCGAGGTGCATCACTATCACGGGCCGTGTCCGCTGCGCAGATCCGACCATGATCCACGGATGAATATACCGCGTGGGTTTTGGGATATGTGGGAAAGGTTCAAGGCGCTATCGGATGAAGAGAAAGCCAAGTACAAGGAGGTACGATGCCTGACAAACGCATAGGCACAGTTGAAGCAGCGCGGATACTAGGATGCTCACTTACCCATGCCAGAGAGTGCATGAGAGGCGCAGGCGCTGATATACGCCGAGAGAGGCGTAAAGGCAACCCCTGCGTCCGCATGACGTATCTGAAGTCAGAGGTCGAGGCTTACGTGAATGATGTGGATGCGTTCGAGAGAGCGCCGCGCCATAGCAAGGCTGATGAGACACGTAAGCTTGTCGAGTGGGCTGATGGCTTAAGGAGATGGCCGTCAGATAAGGCGATCAATGAACGCACGAGCGACGTATACAGGGTGACGGACGTGGAGGGCGTGATTGATACTCGCGTGTTCCGGCTCAAAGATCCACGGCCTGCGGATAAGACTGCGGACAGATATTTGAGGGCGTTGCGGAATCCATCGATGGTGCGTGAGGGCACGAACGGAATGAGGATAGCATGAGGAGGAGATGATGATTAAGGCTGCATTATGCGGGTGTGCGATTGGCGCGATTATCGGCGGGATACTTGCTCTGGCTATCATTGGCGTGTTCTGTCTTGCTGGTATGGGAAGCCTATGATGTCACAGAAATCCGACATCCTCGCCGCGCTTCAGAACGGCGACAAGCTATCACGTCTTGACTGCTTGAACCGCTTCGGATGCTTTGAAGCCCCTGCGCGGATCACCAAGCTAAGGCAGGAAGGCTATCCAATCGAGACTGAGACGATCAGTTGGGAGACAGAGCGGGGCGAGAAGAAGTCGCGTGCGCAGTGGAGCTTGAATAAGACGGGACAGCTAACGCTGGTTTGACTCTCGCGGCTGGCCGTGTATAATGTATACAGCTAATAAGGAGGCAGCATGGATGCAGCGACAGCACGACAGACATGCCAGGATTTCGCTAACAAACACAAAGTAATCTTCGATGACGAAGGTGAATGTGGCATCGGGCGCGAATGCGTTGGTTTCAACTATGGAGGGGCGTGGGTAGATCATAACCCCATTAACATGGCTACTTACGAGGATATCCCAGAACTGGAATGCGAATCAGCATACCCGCCGGGCGGTGTTGACGCTTATCACAAACATGATTGCTTGGCTGTATTAGGGCGCGGCGACGAAGCAATCGTCCAACTTGCACGATGGGTTCTCAGCATGGAATCAAAAGGCAAGGTTGAGATTGTTGAATACTCAACAGGTGCAACAGGTATGCAGGCGTTGGTGACTGGCGCATCTTCCAAAGCGGTTATGGTTCGCTGAAAACGCAACATCATGGAGGTGAGAACGTGGCAGCAACATACAGGCAATTCCCGCTACGACTCAACACCGATAGCGACGCTGACGTAATCGCCTATCTGGAATCAAGAGCGAACAAGAACGACACGATTCGGCAGGCGTTGCGGAAGCAAATGAAGAGGGAACTAGTAAGGTTCGATGATGGGTTCGAGTAAGCAAGGAGGCGTGATGGATACCGTAGAGACTAAGCAATTAGCGAAGCCTGTTGAGCGGCTTATGAATGTTAGCGTAGAAGTGGACCCACCTCACTACGCGTATGGATACAGTAGAGATCCTGAGAGAATCGCAAAGAGCCTAGAAAGTTGGGCGAAGGATCTAGTTGATTTCGTGCGCGATCATCGAAGCCAGGATAGCCTAGATCTTAACGTAGTACGCGATGTCCGTAAGGTGTGTTCTCTATGCGGGCAAGATTGGGAAACGACACCTCCTGACGATGACGATCCAAACGAGACGTGTGCATGGTGCGGCGCTCCTGTTGGTATGGAAGGCGTCTAATGCCCGTTAGCGCAGATGCACGTAAGAAAGTAATCGAAGCCAGCGGCGGAATGTGTGAGCTTTTTCACGACGGTCCCGTAGAAGGCTCAGTAATCATGCACAAGGATCACGCAGGCATAGGCGGTATGCCTGAGGGCGCAGACTGCAACGATCCTGACGTATTGTTATACGGATGTCCTCAGTGTCACGACCGACTCGATGGCCGCTCAGGACACAACCAGCCGCTCATCGTAGAGTTCAGCCGCAGCGCAGGCGTGCTTGAGCTGGTCGATGAGGAACGCCGCAAGATCCCGCACGATCAGATATTCTTCCATCAGTGGCCGACGTGGAGAGATGCCGTCGAGGAGTATCCATTGTTGGCTGACGCTATCCGCCGACGGAACGAGGCCGAGTTCGACCTAGCGAAGTCCATCGCTCACTTCCGCCCTAGCAAGAAGACCCCTGAGCTATTCAGAGTTTGTCCGGCTGTCAAGCAGCTTCAACATGCGGACTTCAGGACGTTCCTCTCTCTCATCGGCATGACGTTCTCAGAGGCGACAGAGCTATTCCCGATTGGCGATTGGCTGAACGATGGCGGGATGGATTCTGTGCGCGGGTTGGATATAAATGCAATCGACGCCTTGCGCCAGGCTCCAGACGAAGAGGTAGAGCGACTGCTTGGATTGACTGCGACGTTGCCGAAGTTCTATGACGAGGTAGACAAGGTGCGCGTTAAGAAGTCTGGTAAGCGTTCGCATTACTGGCAGTGGGATGAGAAGACAGGGAAGCCGACGGACCTTGGGCTACATCACATCACGCCAGATGTGGCAGAGGCGTTCTTGCTGTTCAAGGGGAATCTAGTAGGGAGGAATGATGGGTAAGACAATAGCGGTTGCAATTATCGTAGCATCTGTGCTTTTGTTAGGAACTGGATGCACCAGGAATGTCGATTGGACGAAACAGCGTGCGCCTCAAGCAGCGGAGCAGGCAGGATTTGAGATTATCGGATATGAAGGATACCAGTGGTCTGTCTTCTTCGGGGGGGACGTGTGGTACACACTTAGGCGCACAGAAGACAACGGCATCATTTATCATGCCTGCTTTGTCAGGCGTCCATGGACTGACGAAATCCACATTTATGAATTGAAGGCGATTGACGCATTGAAACCATAACGAGAAGGAGGGGATTCATGAACGAACGAATCGCAAAGCGTTTAGGATGGTTCAGCCGGAACAACGTATCGACATGGTACTCGACGCCACTAGGCACAAGGACAGCGACGCCACCTGACTTCAGCGTAGATTCTACCGAGATGCGCGGTGTATGGCACGGGATGCGCGGCGTAATCGAAACGCTACGAGATAAAGGCGAACTCGATGCGTTCACCGAGGCGTTGAAGGTAAGAGCGATGAAGACGCGCAAGACGAAGAAGATCATGTCCGTGCTAGACTTCGGCGCGTACTGCCTGACGGCGACGCCTGCTGAGCTTACGGCGGCGTTCATCATCATGCTAGAGGAGGAAGACAATGTGGAAGAAGGTTGATCGCTTCGTAGGACGGCATATGAGCCCGGTCAAGTGGACGGTATTCTGGGTCGCTGCTATAGCTGGCATCTTCTGTCTCATGGTGATCGTTGGATTATCTGGCTGGCTATCAGTGCTTATTCCTGCAACCGCGATCTGCGCGTTTATGATTGCAGGGAATGCGTCGAGGATAAGGGGGAAGTGATGAATTTTTGGAAAGACTACAGATCGTTCAACGAAGCAATGAAGGCACTTGATAAGATGCGACCAGATCCTAGCGTGTCAGATCTAATGCAAGATCAGATAGCGATAGCGATAGCGAAGATGTCTGTGGCTACGGCGTTCGAAGTCCATGAGGCATACGACAGGCTTGGATCATGGGACGAGGTTATCGTGGCAGCAGAGAAGACGTGCGAAGGATGGTCTATGTTTGTTGCTGTTGGAGACATTCTTAAAACGCGTCTAGCAGACAGGATTGATGAGGCTGGCAGAAAGGGTGCGAAAGCTGGCATCCTGTTACGCGAGATCGCCGTGGCGTGCATGAAGTTAGCTGATGAATCGGACGGTGAATGATGAAAATTCAGATCCTGTCTGTGACGCCAAGCGAACCTTCAGAGATTATCGAATTTGAAGGGATGGACTGGAATCTATTTAGCAGATCCGCCAGAGGGCATTGGATGTGTTGCATGAATAGCTCTTGGGAAGAGATGGGAGAGTTTGAAGAAGGGGAGCGATTGTATCAGGAGCGCAAGAAGAGGGATGGCTGATGGGCTGCGTAGTCACAGACCTGACTGCTATGAGATTCGGAAGGCTTACAGTCGTCTCGATGGCTGGAAGGAATCGTCATAGGCAGTCATTGTGGAATTGCGTCTGTGATTGTGGGGGCGAGGTAATCGTTCAGGGGTACGACCTAACATCGGGCCATACATCCAGTTGCGGATGCCTCCGTATAGAAGTCTTAAGGGCAAAATTTGGGATAGACTTGACGGGCCGAACATTCGGCCGCTGGACTGTCGTTGAGAGGGCTAGTAGTACGCGATCCGGTAGTCCGAGGTGGAGATGCGTATGCCTATGCGGCACCGAGGCCTTAGTGGGAGGCTATAATCTGCGGCACGGTAGAAGCCAAAGCTGCGGCTGTCTTCACAAAGAAATCATGTCATCCAGAACAGGCGAGTTACATCAAGCATGGGACCCGTGCCTGACTGATGAAGATCGACAGGCCACTCGCAAGTACCGAAAGTACTACGAATGGCGCAAGGCTGTCTATGAACGCGATGAATACACCTGTCGGAAATGTGAAGCTATCGGCGGCAAGTTGAACGCACACCATCTTAACGGGTACGCATGGGATGAAGAAGGCAGGACTGAACTCGATAACGCAAGGACACTATGTGTCAGTTGCCACAAAGAGTTCCACGCGCTATACGGTAGAGGGAAGAACACCAAGGAACAGTATTACGAGTGGGCAGGGGGAGAGTGAATGATGGAGATTTTCTGGAAACTGTTCGGAATAGCTTCAATCATCTTCGCTGTGTTCGGCGGGATGGCGCTTTGCATGGACGTTGCTGGGAGGAATAGGAAGTAATGCGCCGCCCTAATGGCTCGTGGGAAGATGTTGGGGAATTCGATGTGAGAAAAGGGGGAATGATGGAAGGAATTAGGAGTTTGGATGGAGTTGATGTTGGAGATCTATACACAGACACGAGACTCAGGAAAGAGTGTATGGAGGCGTGGCGCGTTGATTCTTTCTGTGCTCTGCCGACAATCCAGTTGACCAATACGCAAACGAAGCAAACAATCAGAGGCGCTGTTGGGAGTCTGATGTTCAATACGTTCGTTCGGCTTACGCCAGAGGGGGAATGATGCGACGCTTCAGAGGGCTTAGAGGCAAGCAGCTTGCGTGCTTCAGTGAGATAGCACGAGGACGGAACGAGCGACACCATCCGAGGACGCTGGCTGCGCTGGCAGAGAAAGGGCTAATCGCGTTCGAGACGAAGCGGTTTGTTCTCGACGGACTTGGAACGCTATACCTCGACGTGCCGTATGTGCCAAAGGAGATACATCAAGATTGGTGTATCTGGCGTGCTGATAACGGGACCAGTATTCCTACGCAGAATGATGGCGCGGCGTGGACGTACAAGGAGGAATGATGAAGGAATATCATAAGATTCAAACAGTATTCAAGCGCAACCCAGACGACAAGTACAAGACGCTGCTTGAAGGGCAGTTTAGCCGACCAGAGTTTGAGTATCTTGCTGGCTGCCCGTGGATATTTACCGAGAAGGTAGACGGAATGAACATCCGCGTGATGTGGGATGGCAGCAGTGTCTCATTTGGCGGGAAGACGGACAACGCGCAATTGCACATGCACCTAGTGCAGCATCTACGGGACACATTCACCGAAGAACTAATGCTAGAAGTATTCGGAACTGAAGGCGGCGTATGTCTTTATGGCGAGGGCTGCGGAGCGGGGATTCAGAGGGGTGGCGGGAACTACTATCAAGACAAGAGATTCGTTCTATTCGACGTGCGCATTAGCGAGTGGTGGTTGCAGCGTCTCGACGTTGATGGTATAGCTGAGAAAATGGGCATACCTTGTGTACCAGTGATAGGGGAAGGAACTCTATGGGATCTTGTAGCTGCCGTGAAAGATGGCATTGGATCTACATGGGGCCCGTTCATGGCTGAAGGAATCGTAGCACGGCCATCTACTGAGCTATGCGCACGCAACGGACAACGTATAATCACGAAACTGAAGACAAAGGACTTCATGGGCGATGTCTAAGCGCGACTGGCCCGAAAACGACGCGCATGTCAGGCACAAGAACCGCTGCCGAGCGTGCGGCGAAACGTTCCTTGGCTATAAGTGGCGGCATATCTGCCGTCAGTGTATCGGAGGTGGAGATGACGAAGCTATCAAAGAGACAAGCGGAAGCTCTGAAGTCGTGGTGCGACGGCGCGGTGATTAGGTACGCGGCGGTCAGGGCGCGGCGAGAGATCGGTACGGCGTCAACTGTGGCGTCGCTGTGCAAGCGTATGTTAGTTGCTGAGATACCTGGCGTGGATGCTGGATACAAGCTGACGGTGTTGGGCGTGGATGAGCTTAGGCGGCGTGGGTTCTTTACGCGGCCAGTTGGGAAGGCGTTAACTGACGGCCAGATTACTTGACATTCGTTGTGTAAGTTGTTATAGTTGGTTTATGAAAACAAAGGAGGCAACAACGATGAACGGCAACATGTACAGAGTCGTGAGCAAAGATCGAGTCGCTAAGGTTCATTCAACTAGCATGGAGATGGCGGTGGCTCAGTTCAAGAAAGTTGACCTATTGAATATCAGCCATGACCCCACGAATGGCCAAGGAACATTCGGGCTGTTCGGAATTGTCGATGACGATGGCAACGAGACTGACGAGATGATAGCCGTGTGGAAGATCTGATGGGAGAGTATGGGGAGTTTCTAGACACTAAGCGCATCCAGTTCAGATCGAGCGGACGCACAGTAACTGACGAACAGATAAATAGCTTCCTATTCCCGTTCCAGCGTGATCTAACTCGGTGGGCTGTTCGCAAGGGGAGAGCCGCTGTCTTCGCCGACACTGGACTAGGCAAGACGTTTATCCAGGTAGAGTGGGCGCGATTAACTGAGTGCAATACGTTGATCGTAGCTCCGTTGAGCGTAGCTAGGCAGACAGTGCGAGAGGCGAAGAAGATAGACGTTGAGGTGCAGTACGTCAGAGAACAGCCATCCGAGCATGGAATCTACATCACAAACTATGAGATGATAGACAAGTTCGACGCGTCGCAATTCGGCGCTGTTGTTCTCGATGAGTCTAGTATTCTGAAGTCGCTTGACGGGAAGACACGAGGGAAGCTGATAGAGATGTTTGAGGATGTCCCTTATCGGCTTTGCTGTACGGCAACTCCAGCCCCAAATGACATAGCGGAGATTGCGAATCATGCAGAGTTCCTTGGCATTATGTCTAGGGTTGATATGCTCGCTTCGTTCTTCGTCCACGAGTCGAACAAGAAGAACGCGCAAGGATGGCGGATAAAGGGGCACGCGCAGGAGAACTTCTACAAGTGGATGGCGTCATGGGGAATGAGCGTTCGACTGCCATCTGATCTAGGATATGAAGACAATGGATTTGTACTGCCTCCATTGACGATTGAGCCGATATACATGGATGCTGGATACGTTCCTACTGGGATGCTATTCGTTGATGAACTCAAGGGGATTCAAGACCGCGCACAAGTTCGCCGCGAGACTATCGGCCCGAAGGTTGAAACGGCTGCTAGGATCGTGAACGAGAGCGATGAACAGTGGATCGTATGGTGCGGATTAAATAACGAGAGTCACGAGATGGCTAAGGCGATTGATGGCTCTGTTGAGGTTCAAGGTAGTGACTCACTAGATTACAAGAGTGACCAACTAGAGGCATTCCAAGAAGGGAATATCCGCGTTCTTGTGACCAAGCCAAAGATAGCTGGGTTCGGGATGAACTTCCAGAACTGCCATAACATGATGTTTATCGGGCTGTCAGACTCATGGGAAGCATACTATCAGGCAATCCGCAGGTGCTACCGATTCGGACAGACTGAGCCGGTGAATGTGAATATCGTGCTTGCCGACATTGAGAAAGAGATATTCGCAAACGTGATGCGCAAGGAGGCGCAAGCCAAAACCATGACTGAGGAACTTATCAAGAACGTCCAGCAATATGAGAAGGTAGAGATTGAAGAGGCATCGTCCGTAGAATTCAACTACGCCGAATCTGAGGAAGTCGGAGAAGGATGGAAGATCAAGTTGGGAGATAGCGTGGAACGTCTGAGAGAAATAGATACGGATAGCATCGGGCTGTCCGTATTCTCTCCTCCGTTCTTGTCGCTGTATACGTATAGCCCGACTGAGCGCGATCTTGGGAACAGCAAGACTCCTACAGAGTTCTTCACTCACTTCCAATACATCATTGACGAGCTGTTGCGGGTAACTGCTCCTGGCCGTAACTGTGCCGTACACGTTGCGCAGGTTCCAGCTACGAAGATCCACGACGGCTATATTGGATTGAAGGACTTCCGTGGTGATGTTATCCGGGCGTTCGATGAAAGAGGATGGCAGTATTATGGAGAGGTGTGCATCGACAAAGATCCGCAGGCGCAAGCAATCAGGACGAAAGCCAAGTCGCTGATGTTCGTTACGCTCAACAAGGATTCTGCTGCTCTTCGTCCAGCGCTGGCAGATTACGTACTAGTATTCAAGAAGCCCGGAGATAACGAGAATCCAGTGACTCCAGTTGAGGCCGGAGAGATGACGAACAATACGTGGATCGAATGGGCACGTCCTATCTGGTACAACATCCGAGAGACGAATACGCTAAACGTGCGAGTAGCTAGGACGGAGAAGGACGAACGCCATATCTGCCCGTTGCAGCTCGAGACAATAGAACGGTGCGTCAAGTTGTGGAGCAATCCAGGCGACTTGATCCTCGATCCGTTTGCTGGCATTGGATCTACTGGCTATGTCGCCATCGAGAACGGGCGAGAGTTCGTCGGGATTGAGTTGAAGCCTGAATACTTCGCCGTGGCTGTCAACAACCTATACGCGGCACAGAACGCGGCTAAGCCACTTGACCTATTCTCTGCGCTTGAGGAGGGAGACGATGCAGATCCACAAGCAGATCGAAGCTGAGATCTATAGCGCCAGGGAGAAGTTCCCATCGTTTCATAGCCAACACGAGGTATACGCTGTCATCCTTGAGGAGCTTGACGAATACTGGGAGTGTGTCAAGCACGACAAAGACGGTAGCGCAGAGTTGATCCAGGTGGCAGCGATGTGCGTTGCTGCGATAAGGGAGTGCAAGTGAATAGAGATAGAGCGCAGATGATGGCACTAGGCAAGCGTATACACCAAACCGCTGTAGAAAAAGGCTGGTGGGAGACATCGAGGCAAGCGCCAGAATGCATAGCGCTCATGCACTCAGAGCTATCTGAGGCGCTTGAGGCGTACCGTGACGGCAATCCTATATCAGAGAAGATAGCGCCGTTCTCGCAGATCGAGGAAGAGTTGGCCGATGTGATAATCCGCATACTAGACTACGCAGAGCATAACAGCTTTGAGATAGAGAAGGCTCTGAATGCGAAGATGGCGTACAATGAGACGCGGGAATATCGGCATGGAGGAAAGTTGGCATGAAAGGAGGAACCATGAAGAAGCTAGTAGAAGTTCAAGAAGTAAGCGGAGAGGGATTGGATGCACTAATGGGAGAGGTGGTTCTGCTGATGTGCATGAACTATTTCTATACTGGAAAGCTGATAGGCGTGAACGAGACGTGCGTTCTGCTTGAGAATCCAAGCGTCGTATACAATACGGGGGAATGGTCGGCTGGTGCATGGAGTGACGCGCAGCGAATGCACTGTGATGAATTGTATGTACAGACTTCGGCTATCGAGTCGTTCTGCAAAGGACACAATGATTAAGTCTAGGCGG